GGGGCGGAGGCACGAGATAGGATCGTGCAGATGACGGCGGGTCGATCGGCTCCGGTGATCAGGCCGGGCGTTCAGCGTCGTGGTCCGGAGGCCGGCATTCCGTCGGAGACTCGACTGACCAAGAAGGTCGTTGAGGAGAAGATCCTGAAGCCGGCGGAAGCAGAGAAGATCATGAATCAGACTGCGAAGCGTCTGGGCATCACGCCGAAGAACCCGATGGCCGTGATGGCGATCGCGGCAGTGCTGTCGGCGGCGATGTTCGCGGGCATGGGAGAACGGGAGGTCGCATGAACCCGAAGACGAAGGAGACCATCGAGGACGGCGAGAGCGTGATCCGGTCGATGTTCTCGATCGACGGGGTGGCTGCGGCCATCCAGCGTTCCGGCTTCGATGTGGAGGAGGAGGTGTCGATGTACATCGATATCGCCCGCAACTCCCTGGAGGACAACACGAGGCTTGCCGCTCTGCAACGATTGAACAGGCGTGTACGAGAAGTTGCAGAAGTGAATGGTATGATCTCGACTGGATCTGTTAGAATGGTCTCCCATGAAGAAGATGGAACCCTCGTCGAACGCACCCGCTCAGAATCCCGCCTCCTCTCCCAAGTTCGCGGGCTTCCAATCCCAGGCAAGTCCTTCATCTCCTCTCGCGTCCTTCCCCCGGCCACGAGTGGTGGAGAAGCTCGACCAGGCGATGGGCATAATCCGTAACGAGGATCTCGCCCGCTGGGGTGCGTTTCTCATCGAGGATCTCGGAGTCATCGAGATCGATCGTGCCGTCGGTCAAGCTTCCCATTTCGGAGCATCGATTCGTCGCGAGCTCTGCGGTTCGGAGGGCATGCTCAACGAGAAGTGGGTCGAGGTGGCCTCCAGGGTTCTGCTTCATTCGCCTGGGGCGGCTGAACCCACGAACCTCCTCGGGACCCTCTGCCTTCTGGCCACGGCTGAACTCTTCATCTCAGGGGAAATCCATGCCTCAACCCGACATTGAACACCGGCTCGCGGAGATGCGCGAGTACTACCCGTCCGACGAGCACAACGTCCTGGACGAGGCGATCGAGATCATCAAGAGCCTGCGAGAGCAGGTCCGCCGCGTCACCTACCAGGAGCGGCTCAAGGACCACATTGCAGAGCTCAACCCGGACGCTCTCTTCATCGACAGCATGGACGAGGCCCTGGTCGGATACGCGGTTCAGTGGGGGTCTCCTCCGCTTGCCGTGTACGACTCCGAGCGCATCATCGAGATCCTGTCGAAGGACCTCGGTATCGAGGAGGCTCAGGAGTACTTCCAGTTCAACATCGAGTGCGCCTACGTCGGTCAGGGGACACCGCTGATCCTGTACCGGCCCCAGGAAGACTGATGGAAATCAAGAGGATCCAGACCCGGGCCGAAGGCAACGGAAACTACCCGTTGCCGCCGGACTACGACGATCTCACGGTGGAAGGTCAGAGGCAGGCGCGTGTGAATGCGTGTCGGCAGTGGCTGCTCCATGAGGACGACATTGCGGCCAGGGGCGAGAATCTCGTGGCTTCGGTGTGGTGGTTCGATCGGTACTACCTGTGGCCGGACGACGAGGTCGACTTCAACCCGCTGTTCTACGATGACACGCCGCTGGAGACTCCGGACTTCCACTGGGTTCTGCTGCGGCAGTGGGCCGCGTACCGTTTGACGGCGGCTGTGGCCCCTCGTGGTTCCGCGAAGTCCTACCTGAACTGCAAGGACATGCTGCTGCGGCTGATCACGCGGCCTGCATATTCATTCGTTTATGCAACGTCGACGCACCCGAACGCGCGTGAGGTCGGAGAGCGAATCAAGCGCCAGCTGATTCACAACCAGCGGATCAACGACGACTTCTCTCCGGAGTACGACGGCAACCGCATCGTGCCCCGTCGCGGCGAAGGTTCGTTCAGCACCGAGCACATGATCCTGAACAACGGATCGTGGCTGAGGCTTTTGAGCGCGTCATCGAAGCAGCGTGGTGGCCGTCCACGTCGATACCGCCTCGATGACCCTGAGTACGATCCGAAGAGCTCGACACCGATGTCGGTGCTCCGGGCGTACATGTCCGAGCTCCTGTTCAAGATCGTGATCCCGATGGTCACGCGCCCAGACACCGGAGTCGATTGGGTCGGTACGTTCGTGTCGAAACGCCATTATCTGTGGCATGCCATGCAGTTGGAGGACACGCCGGAGGGACAGAAGGCGAAGGATCCCCGGTTCAACCGGTGGTCCCGTCTCGTGATCCCTGCGGCTATCGAGGAGAACGGCTCCATGATGTCGTGCTGGCCGGACATGTGGCCAACGACCCGTGAAGAGCGCATGAAACTAGCTGTTACGCGCCCGCGATTCAAGGAGGCCCTGTCGCTGGAGGAGATCCGCGAGACGATCGGCTCCGCCAACTTCGCCTCCGAGTACCTGGCGTCCCCCGGAGACGGCGAAGGCGCGTTCTTCGGGGACCTCGACGACGTGAAGCACGGCTGGTGGTTCGAGGAGATCGACGACCGTCTCGACCAACCGCTCGCCACGACCACGTACATCTGCTGGCACGAGCGTCGCGGCGACGAACTCAACCTGCAGCGGATGCCGTTGCCCGAGTTCCTCCGCAGCTATGTCCGCACGTTCATCACCGCCGACACCTCGCACACGTCGGGCAAGGACTCCGACTTCAAGGTCTGCTGCCTGATGGCCGTGTCCCCCCAGAACGACCTGTTCGTCCTCGACCTCTGGGCCCGTCAGGGCCAGGAGTCCGAACTGGTGCGGGCGATCTTCGAGATGGCCGACCGCTGGAAATGTCCGACGGTTCATCCGGAATCGATCCGTCAGGGCGTCTCACTCTACAACGCGCTCTCCTCGATCGTTTCGACCCGCGCCAATGACATGGCCGGCGTCGAGCACCTACCCAAGATCGTCAAGCTGAACCCGGGCATCTCCGAGAAGCAGGACAAGATCGCCGGGCTCCAGTTCCGCTTCGAGCACGGCAAGATCAAGTTGCCGCTGTGGCGACGTGACCAGTTGCCGTGGCGTCACCTCTTCGACCAGATCGAGTCGTTCAACCCCGAAGCCCAGGACGGCGGCTTGGAGAAGGACGACTGCTTGGATGCGGTCGCCATGTCCCAGTTCATCCTGAAGGGCCGGCTCTCGAAGGCCGGGCCGGCCGCAGCCCAGAAGACCCTGTTCGAGCGCCTCCGAGACGGCGACTTCGTAGAGAGCGGAGTCCACATCGGCGAAGGTCTAGACATCAACCAGTTGTCCGCAAGCCAGATCAACGAGATCCTCGATGCACGAACCCCAGATCCACGACCGACCGGGCGCTCCAAGATCTGAATCCAGAGTACCCCAGGGCCTCTTCGAGGTCATGGCCCGCTGGTACTTCGGCGGTTCCGTGGAGAAAGAACCCCCACTGAATCGTGGGGCGGATCAGGAGGTCACAGTTTCCGATGCTTGGATGGGGATTCTCTGCCTGTCCTACTTCGGCAATGGCCCACGCCACCCGACCGCGGGGATCAGTGGGGGTTCCCCATACGCTGCCGACCTCCCGAACAAGGAGACGGTGACCCAGTATGCTCAGGTGAGAAACCAGGTCCAGATGGTGCCAGGCGGGTTTGCAGCCCGGAAAGCGCAGGCAAGGAATGGCAAACGACAAGATCAAGCTGACCAAGGATCCGATGGCGCTGGCCCGGATCATCGACGAGCACTGCGAACGGGAGACCAACCGACTGGCGTACCGCAGGGCGACGTGGCTGGTGGCCCTGTACTACCTGATGGGGGCCCGTCAGTTTGACGTGTTCGATCCCGAGAGCGGGACGGTGCGCTACTCGTACCTGGACGAGCAGGACCGGCTGGACTTCCAGTCGTCCGAGCTCCTCAGTGCCGTGGACAAGATCTCGGGCCGGCTGAGCAGCTTGGACTTCAGGCCGCTCGTGATGCGGGTTGGGTCGTCGTTGAGCTCGATCCGGCAGCGGTCGATCGCCCAGATCATGCTGGATCAGGTGGTCTCGGATCATCAGTTGCAGCGGGTGGTCCCCCAGTTCAACCACATCTTCGCGCTTCTGGGTTCCTGCGGAATCACGGGCCACATGGTGAATCACCCGACGATCGGCATGACGGCTGATCTGGAGGTGGTGCACCCGATGGAGTTGTTCCCGTTCCCGAGTTTGACGGCGGACTACACCAAGCAGCGCGGGTTGTTGAGACAGCGCGTGGTGTCGATGGACTTCCTGAAGGACACTTTCGGGCCGAAGGTGTCGCGCAACAAGGAGCGGATGGAGTTCTATACGATCAAGCCGGGCGAGACCTTCGAGCAGCAGAACGCCAACGAGTACACCCTTGGATCCCAGGTGGTCTACTCGGACCAGAAGGTCGTCGGGCACGATCAGGAAGCCGATTCGATGCAAGTTGTTCGGGTCCGTGAACTGTGGCTGAAGGGCCCTCGGGACACGGTGACCCGGTACGTGGTGACCAGCGGAGAATACGTGATCCACGATGAGGATCTGGAGGGGCGGGAGGTCTACTGCCCGATCGGG